AAGATCTAACTTATATGTAAAGCAAGCGTCATGCTCCAATATAAGAACAGGTTCATCCATTTCAGATACTTTTTTCCATAGTGTATAGTGAGATAGAGCAGCAGCTATACGAGCTTTAGGTCTAGCAGTTACATATGCTCTTTTTGTTAACCCAGAAGCAAAGTCTATTGTCTCTCCTTGCCATGGATAGTTCCATTGTATATTATATTCCTTTAAAAGATTATCTACTTGATCTGGTACTATAGCATTAAACCGATTTACTTCAAAGTTATTATTAACTTTGAACGAACTGGTGAGTAGTCCGTTAAATCCGTGCTCTGAGATCTCATGATCTCTTATGACTATAGCATATGTTTTCATTTTGTTAACCTATATAGAACTGATGCTCTATTATCTCCACCTATGGTTAGACTTCTATCTACTACATTTAGACCTAAAGATGTAGATAAATCTTTAAACTCTTTTTCATTTATTTCTAACGGATCTGTGCTTTTAGATTTCTGATCATCACCTGTCATTAACTCAATAAAAAGACTACCTGATTGATTAAGTTGGTCCTTCCATGCAGATAAAGATTTATTAGGGTCATAGGAATGATCAAAGGAATTACTATAAACTATATCGAACTTATCTAACCATTCATAATTAACTTCGTGAAAGTCATGCTGCACTGTCATAATAAAATCCGATGCGGTATGAGATATCTCTGTACCAATTATATTAGCATCTGGATATTGTTCAAGAAATAATTTCTGCTCTGCTGCATTACGTGTACCATGACATAAAATATTAGTAGCATAGTTAACTTTAGACTTAATAAGAGCGATTGTTTTCTTATTCACCCAAACTTTGTTGAGCTTTATAACATTAGCTCGAGTTTGCTCTCTAATATATTCGTCATGGTCTTTGTAATTGTATAGCTTCATATCACTTCCATTCAGGTTGGATTCTGTTTACTCTTTCAAGTACTGTGTATCCTACTCTATGAATAAAGTGAGTGTGTACCTTCCATAGCTGTTCAATCTCAGTAATATATTTTGCTACAGTTACAAACAATCCATTTGAATTTTTAAAGTTAGCAGTGTCATGTAAAACAATATATTTTCTTACCTTAGGAGCATGCATCAACAACTCTTTAAATAAATGATCTGGCTTGTGCAGAGTATCAATATGCAACATATCTACATGAGATACAGATGATGGTTCATGACTACTTAAATCTTTATAAGTAAAATCTATATTATTATCTTCTGCATACTTTTCAAAAAGATGCTTATATGGTTCAAAGTAATAAGACGCAATATCATATCCTGTTAAAGATTTTGGCTTTGTCATGAGTATAGCTGCTAATGTAGCTCCTTGACATACCCCAAGCTCTTTAATAGTGTCACATTCCTTTGCGCATGCTACTAATGATTTATGGTGCTCTGTATACTCTTCTCCATGAGCACCTTGTTGCGCTTTGGTAATTTCGTTATAGAAGTCTTCTAAATTAGTTACGTGTGTAAGATCTGGTTTTATCATTTTTCTACAATCTATGAGATAAGTTAAGATTAACTTTTTGATGTTTAACTGGGCTAGGATATACGTATTGCAATCTTACTACTGACGAATTAATTATAAAATCTGATTGCTCCATTCCAGATGTTTCAGCTTCATGAATAATTTTCTTTGCTCCTTTAGGGGTTAGTCCATAACACATGGTACCTGGAATTAAACTAGCTCCTCTATACTTTGTATCTCTCGTATACTTAAGAGGCCAGTCTTCCGGAAAATTATTCACTCCTATACTATGTGATATATTATAATCCATAAACTTACTTAATGCAAGTCCGCTAGGAGGTTTATTCCAGGTTTCTATTGCCATAAAACAGACTTCTTCAAAATCTATTTTATCTATATTGTTTATACAAAGAGCGTCATGCTCAATGAACATCATAGGTTCGTCTTGCTCTATAACCTTTTTAGCAAATTCAATATTATTGAGCACACAACTTTTCTTTACTTTAAACTTTCTTTCATTATTATCATTAACAAGAAAAGATTCTAGTCTAGAATTTTTTAATACTGTGTAATTATCGTAGTTATTCAAAGTAGCAGGGGTAATGCCTGCTTTTAAATCTATATCACATTTGTAATGTTTAAATGAATTGTAAGCCTTTTTGGCTTGTTTAGTAGACTCGGCATGGTCTTTTATGTAATGAATAAACCCTTTCATTACTTATTCCAATAATTTTTTGTTGGGCCAGTATCAAAATCATAACCCCAAAAGTCAATATCTTTCTTATACCAATCCGCTACTATCTGAATAGTTTTTTCATTGTAAAGATCTTTATAACTACCTTTATTAAGACCGGTTACATTTCTAGCTCTGGACATTTTAGGTATTTTAAAATATGCGCATAAATCTTCGTTTAAGTTTTCGAATCTTATTATATCACATTTTAGTATATCATTAGACGTTACATAATCATAAGCAGGGTACCAACCTCTAATAGCTCTATGCCACATAAAAGGCATATCACCCCATATATGTCTTTCTTCTAAAAAATGTTCTAGAGAATCTATATTATATTTACCTAAAGGAGCATCATCCTTTTTTTCTACCAGAGTAACCTTTCTAGCAAAAAAGTATCGCGATACAACTCTATCCCATGGATTTCTAACTATAGCAAAAGAATCTAAAAACGAAGTAAAAGCTGTATTTAAATCTTGCCATCTAGCATGCTCAAAACCATGATGATCTCCATTACTATCCATAGTATACTTTACTTGTCTAGTATATTCAGGCGACTTATGTAAGGCTGGACCTGCTAATAGAATTTTACTTCTTATTACGTCACTCTTTCTAATAGTCATACCAGCGTTTTTAGGAATATGAATAAAGATCTTTTTATTAAGTAGTTGTAAATCAATTGACACTATTAATAATCTCCTCTACATTTTCTCCTTTATTGGGAAGATGATCTCTTAAAAAGAAATGAGCAAAGAAACAGTTTCTGATCTTGTCATCTGCTACTGCACTATACAGGGCATTCCATTTCCAATCAAGCTTCTTTACTTCAATATTATTTCTTTTAAACCAATAATTGAGAGTGATTTGATCGGACTGCCACTTCAATGGACCTTTTCCGTTTACAAAGTCTGCCAGCATAGTTTGTTCTAAGAACTGCTTGGCGTCCAAACCTTTCAAAGCCTTGATCATATTATTAGAGTTATAAAGCATTACTCCTGAATTAAAAAAGTGGTAGCCGGTTCTATCATGATATTCCCACTTTAAAGGAAACATTTTTAACATACTAGAATAGTTTCTAATTTTATTAGCATATATGTCATTAATGGGTAGATCTGCTTCATATACACTACCTACGGCATATTCACTTTCTAATTCATTAAAAATGTCAGGGCTGTCTGGCTTAACATAAATGTCAGCATCTATAACGCAACATTGATCATATTTACTAAAGTAGTTAAAGACGTTTTCTTTTTCAAAGATAGGCATATAGCCTAGCTTTTTCCAACCTCCAGTTTTACCTTCTCTTTCATTCATAAATGGGTTAGGAGCAATACGTAGAATAGGTTGAGTCTGTTTAATATAATCTGCACCAATGCGCTTTGCATACTCTTCTACTGAATTAGTACAATAGTCATATAGTTTGCTCTGAGGTCCTATTGCAACTTGGTAAATTAATTTTGTCATAGGTTAAGCAACTCTTTGACATTATTAGAGTTAAGTCTTTTACTTAAGAAGAAATGTACAAAATGGCAATCTTTTATTTGAGTATTAACTCCATAAAGCCCATTCCATTTCCAATTTAAATGTTTTGTTTTTATTTTATCTTCTTTGATCCATGTGTTGAGCAATGTCTGATCTGTTGACCACTTCCAATTACCTATGCCATCAACGAATGGTTTAAATCTAGATCTGTTAAGAAACTGCCTTGGAGTCTCTCCATTAAGATATTTAGAAATTGATTTATTCATAACCATAACGCCCATATTCATATATTCAGCGCCACCTTTATTCCATTTCCAATCTACATTTTTTATAGTGGAGTATTGAGCTTGAGAATAACTTTTTACTTTACTCTTTTGACTTTCCGTAAGCGGCATATCTCTTTCCACCACTCCACCGAAATCAAATTCCTCGGTGAGTTCATCAAAGATATTAGGAGCATTTTCTCTAATAAAGATATCTGCATCTATAATAGCTACTTTGTCATAAGACTTTAAGTAGTTAAAAGCATTTTCTTTCTCAAAGATTGGAAGAAAGCCGCCGTGCTGTTCCCAAGCTCTAGGATGTCTATTAGTTAAGAATACATCAGGTTTAATCATTAGTAGAGGATAACGTTGCACCTCATGATCAATATTATACTTTTTACAATATTGCTTTACAGAATCAATGCACTGATCATAAAGCTCAGATCTCTTTCCGACATACACCTGATAAATTAACGTTTTCATATCTTTTCATTTCATTAATAATTTCTTTAGCAATAATCATTGCTTCGTCGAAGTTAGGACGAAACCTATTACTTCTCATTCCATACTGTACAAACCATTTTAGATTATCTAGCGTACCATTGCAATCTTTTAATTTATAATTGCTTACTATAGATTCCCATTGATATCTTAAGCTTAAGATTTCACCTATAGACTTAGGAGTGTAATTGTTGGGGCTCATCATCAATATATTCATCCTCAAATTGTACTTCTCTTAATAGTACCTGCTGCGAGCGTTCAAGCTGCTCTGTTTCACGAATTCGATTGTCTTTATTTAAAGAGTGTTTTTTATTACGATCTTTTTTCTTATTACGCGGATCATATCTTCCGAACTTAGCCATTAGAAACCTCCTTGGCCATATTCTCTAGTGTTTTCAATTGAATTAATAAGGTCGTTGTAACCACCAATATATTTACCATTCCACCATATCTGAGGAACAGTGTTTACAGTAATAGACTCTTTAAGAGCTAATTCTTTAAGCTCTGTTTTAAAAGATTTTCCAGTAAATCTATCATCCAGACTTTTATACGTATACTCTAATCCGTATTGATTACACACTTCAACAGCTCTGTCACACCAGTTACAAAAGTCTTTACCAAATATTACTACGCTCATCTAATATCCTAACATTTCTTTTGTCATAATATAATCCCTCACAAAGTCTGATCTTACAATGTCTTCCCATCCAAAGTTTACCATAGTAAAATTCTTAAGCTGTTCAACGATGTTTAAGAATCCTATTATACCATCTTTTTCATCTTGATATTTAAAATCTGATTGTTTATAGTCTCCACAAAAGATTATTTTGCTATGCTTACCTACTCTTGTTATTATAGAGTCTAATTCATGAAAAGTCAAGTTCTGCATTTCATCTACTAGCATAATACAATTATCAAAAGTTGACCCGCGAATAAAGGAAGTTGACATAAACTCTATCTGTTTACTAGTAACCATTTTATTATAGGAAGCAACATCTCCAAAGAATTCGTTCGCAATAGCTTTGTATGGTAATATATATGCTTGCTCTTTTTCTTCTTTGGATCCAGGAAGGTATCCCATATCTCTTGTTGGTACCATAGACCTGATAATAAAAAGTTTATCATATTCAGTATCTTTATCGAGAATGTCTTCTAAAGCTAGGTACATTCCTATAAAGGTTTTACCTGTACCAGCTGATCCGGATAGTACTAAATTATCTCCTTCATCCCAAGCTTTATAAGCGATATCTTGATTATTAGTTACAGGTTCAAATTGAAGAAGATCATCCAATCGAACCGTCATGGAATTGTTTCCAGATTTGCCACGAGTTTTCATTATACGTTAATAGTATTACTTTTTGCTGATCCTGCTTTAACTCTTCGGAGTGTGTCTTTCCACCCATCATCAGTTTTACTTAGTGTACTTCCTGATTGAGATACTATCTTAGGAAAGATAAGTTTTTGTTTATATTTACCATCTTTGAGAAATTCATCTCGCTCAGATAAACTCATTACAGAAGTAATTTCTTCTTCTGTTTCTACATTAATAAAAGTATATGTTGGCATGTTTGTATGGGGGGCTGAGCCCCCCTATCCTTTCTCTATGCAGCTGCTGCTAATCTTGATTCTAAAAATTTACGTTTACGTTTGAGTTTTGATACGAGGTCTGTATTACCCTTCTTTTTAACTTTACTAATATAATTTGTCAGTTCTGCCAAATCGTTACTAAGCCTATCAAATTGGATTTTACTCAAATCGTTCTCCTTGTATTTTTATTTACTCACGATCAAATTAGGAAATGCCTCCTCAACTACCTTCTTGGTGACACCCTTAATGCTCTTCTTGTTAATCATTCCAAGCATTAACTCTGCATCTTTTGGATGCACTGTTTCTATAATATCTAAAAAGATCTTTTCTCGCTTAACAGCAGACATTTCATCTCCAATAAGACCTTTTACAAAGTATTGAAACTTTTTATTATGCTGTGTAAGACTTGACGGATGGGTTTGTTCGTCAGCGGGATCATATGGAGGTTTACCTCCTGGTAGATTCCATTGAATTTTATCATCATAAGTGCCTCTTAAAATATCTTTAAGAGCCCAGTTATGATTGTATTGTCTGAGAATTTCTATTTTCTCTTCTCGCTTTTTAGCTTCTGCAACTTTCTCGATGATTTCATATACCATCAATGTAACTTGATTCACCATACTATATAAAGTCCTTTACATCTTCTAATAATCTGCGACAACGCTTTTCAACAAGATAGGGAAACACTTTACTTTTATTATCCCACTTATCTTGGTTCTCATAGTTATATATAATTTTTTCTTTTAGAGGTTCTGGAGTTTCAGCTAAGTCTATTAACTTTTTATTACGTAAATAGTTACGATAAACTTCTTCTCCTAAAGCTTTGGGATCGTTTATTAGCTCGTCAATTTTACTCTGACGTAGAGGAGTTTGACGCTCACCATCTACAAATACATCATCACCAGATAAAACATTAGGTATACCATCTGCTGTATCTCCTTTAAGTATAAGCTCCATAAGTTGCTTACGAGGAGTAGCTTCTTTAATATACTTTCTTGTTATAGGAGAGTACTGATGTATGTTTTTATACTTCTGTAGTTGAGCAAAGTCTTTGTCTCCAGAGATAATCATTACATCTTGTCCACGACCAAACTCTTGAGTGTCTTCACAAAGAACACCGATAATATCATCAGCTTCTACTTCATCCACTTCTACCATTTTATATGGAAAGTTCTCTCTTATCTCTTCCTTAACCATATTCATAATACGGAAGACTTCACTCCAATCCATCTTAGATTGTTTACGAGCATCTTTTCGTTTATACTTATATTGAGGGTATACTTCTTTACGCCAGTTCTTAGAACCGTCAATGCATAATACAAGCTCACCAAACTTCGCTCGGTGTTTAGCTCTATGCATTCTTAAACTATTGAGGATCATATGACGAATTAAGTTTTCATCAATTTCCAATTTCTGAGTTACTACGTTACTAATAGCAATAGCGCTATAATCTACAAGGATCATATATCCCACCTCCACATCATCTATAATGATTATATAGTATTCGCTCGAATGTGCAACTACTTTTTAATATGTTTAGAATGTATTTTACAACCGATAAAAGCGTTATAGTAATCATCACTAAGTAGCACATCATACTCAAACTGTAGTTTTGCTTCGTAATAAGAACACTCTCCTTTTGTCTTACATAGTCGTAATATCTCTCTTTTAAAGCTATCAGAGCCTTTGTCTTCTACGATCTGCTGCACCTCTTTAGAACTACCATAGTAAGACTTCCAATCAGATTCTACGCGCGTTTTGATTCGTCTTTTACGAGTTTTAGTTTTAGGAAGTGTTTTTGGTTTCCAGAAGAACTTCTTACCAATATATTTTTTACCAGATTCTATCTCTGTTATTTGGTATACAAACCCTTGATACTCTTCTGGAGTATCTTCATACAATTTATCTTCATAGTACCACATAAAAAAAATCCCACCTTTCGATGGGATTATTTATCAGTCTTCTAATGCTTCAAATTCCATAGGAGAACCACACATTGGACAATACTGTGGAATCTCCTCACTGTCAATCACCATAACCTGTGATTCAGTATCACAAGCATCACATTCTGCCCAATATTCTTCTTCCATATGATCTCCTACATACACAGGTCTTCGTAATTTGTAGTATATATCCTATGAGAACTTTTATCTTTTGTTTCTTTAATAGAAAATATCTTAAAAAGTAATCTCACAAGCACCTCCTACACATGCAGCAGAACCAATAGTATCTACATCAGTAAACTTCTTAACCTCTAACTGAGATACAAAGTCAATAGGTGATAAGTTCTCTTGTGCTTTAGTCCATTTATGTAGCAAAAAAACATCCTTAAGACAATACTCTGCTTCCTTAGTATCATTCATAAAGTAGTTTTTAGCAAATTTATTAAAGCGACGAATCCACTCTGCGTTTAGATCTGATACTTCACCTCTATACTCAGCAGGAGTTTGAGCTTGCATAGTGGCATCCCATAGATCACGGAAACCAGACTTACGAGTATCTACTATTAACCCTGATGCGAATAGAGCAGCTTTGCCATACTTTTCTACAATCTGAGTTTCTGTAAGTACTTCTGTCATTGGAGCTTGGTTAAAGTCTTTATCACCCATACCAGCTAAGAAAGAGATACCAGCAAAAGAATGTCTATTGTCATACACGTAATCTTCCACTTGAGTCCACTGATGAGGCATAACTGTTACAGTATTAGATACGTTATGTCTAATACGAGGATCAGCACAAAGCTCTACGTTTGTACCAGCTTCTACCCAGTTATTCTGTACCATTGATACCTTCTCCAGTAGATCTGTACCATACAGATGCTCTCTAAACAAAGAACCTTCTGGAGCAATGATAGGGAATGCTACACAGTAATCTGTATTATTAGCGTTCCATACAGATTCTTCTACCATATATGGATTAGTTTTTGCAATCAACTGAGCAACTTCTGTCTCTTTGTTAAGTTGGATATGACGAATGTAACGAGGTGAATGCTCTGCATGAATACCAGATGCAGTTTCTAGTAATACAGAAGCATTACCAGAAGGTTTAACACATGTAGTTCGTGCAGCTTGATTGATACCAATAAGAGCAGCTACTTCTTTATTAACAGCTTTGACTACCTCTGCTCCTTTACGCTGAACTTCTTCGTTAAGTAATACTTCCGGATTATTCATCCAACCTGTTATAGAAACTCCTAGCAATGCTTCCCGATCAAAGATCTTTCTAGATGTTTCTGATAAGTATTTAAAGTCAGTATAACCAGCTTGTAGGGTACCCATAATAGCACCTGCGCGACAAGCTTTGTAGAACTCTTCTGGTGTCTTACATTTACCACCATTAATCTCTGTTAGGTTACATCCCTGCCAACCTGATTCACCATCGATCTGAGGATACATGCCAATCTCAACACACGGGTTAGTTGTGAAGTCTTTATCTTCTACAAAGTAGAATCCAGGCTCACCAAACTCTTTGATTGAGCTCATGAACTTAGAAAAGTCTTCTTTACTAATCTCATCCCGTACAATCACAGCAGAGTTGTTTGAACGACCGCGCTGTGGGTTATCCATAAACCAATTACCTGTCTTAGCTTTCATCATATCTTCGTCATCATATGAGAACAAAGCAATAGTAGCAGAACGTCTAACACCACCAGCAAGTACAGCATCAGCTGCATGCATGGAGATATCATATACAT